ATGTACTCGAACCGAAAGACACCACATTTGAATAATGAAAAGCCCCGCCGAAAGGCGGGGCTGTCTTATTATACAGGAATTACAGCAATAGAATTTATAATCATCTCTTTAATTCCTGTGATAGTGCTAGAACCAGACCACAAGCTAACATTGCCACTTGCATCAATAGATAGATTAGAAATGGTGTAATTATCACTATTATTTTTCAAAGTGATAGCACCATACAATGTAGTGGATACCGGTTTGAATTTAGCAGGAATTGTAAATAATGCTTCATTTGCAGCTAACGAAAAATCGCCGTCCCCCTTGTAAAAATAAGCAGAAACAAACAAGATTCCCGCGGGTACATTCCCGCGGATTGTACGGGTCATTCCAGTTATTTTAGTGTTAATATTGGTTGGTGTAATTCCCTCCCAACCGTTGACAATACTATTTGCAACGGTCACGGCATTGTTCGCGGCTGTAGTTGCGGCATTTGCGGCAGTACTCGCGGCATTGGCCGTATTCACGGCTTGCGTTGCCTTGTTATTTGCATCGGACACGTCAGAATCCGTTGTCGTTGCCCACGTGTCAATTTTTCCCATATCGTCATTATAATCGGTGAGCCAATCGGGTTTGTCAGTTCCTACGAATTGCGAAAGGTCAAGTGTAGTTGTTTTATTTGTGCTTGCCATAATAATTTATCTCCTTTTATTTAAGTTTTTGAATTCCAAGAATAAATGTAAGCCGTCCAATCTTTTGCAAGATAAGCCGTAGCGGTTAAATTCAACGCTTTATATTCGTTTGCAGTTAAACCATTTGTTCTAAGCTGTTGCGTTAGTTCGTTCATTGCCTGTTGTACAGAAGTGAAAGCCCCTGTAATGGCAGAATATATAACATAAATAAGTTTGTGCCAAATAAAACGGGCCGCTGTTGCGTAATTAAAAGCTGAAACATTGTACGCCTTATATTTTGTTGCTGTAAGCCCTAGGTTTGCATATTCATAAGCTGTAATGCCACTTTGTCGGATACCCTCATACATCATATTTAGTGTATTTTTCAAGCTGTCCATTTTATTGTATACAGGATTGTTAATAATCGTTTCATCACTTAACCTATTAATGACATCTTCCAATTTCTGGTTAACAACTGTGATGATATAGTTATAGAATATTTGGTTATTGTTATTAACCGTTTCTATAATTTCAAGAATTCTGTTATTTATTTCCTGCGTAAATTGCGCATATTGATTTTCCAAATCAGTGATTTTACCATCAACAGAATTTTCAAAATCTTCAATATCTGTTATGATATTATTTAGTTGGCTTGCAACATAATCCTTTACCCAATCTTCCGTCACTGGTGTATAAGTGTTAAGGGTTTGAATAACTTCATTGATGGCTCCCTGTAATTTACACAGTGCATCATAATAGGATAGCGCATCCGCATAAGCAGACGGCAAAGCGGGAGTACAGCATCGGACCACATTTAGAAAATCCATATTATTCACCTCCTTTAGTACAGTTTCATAAAGCAGTTTTGTATTTCCGGGTTGTTTATAATCTCCATATCAATGTTCAGGAATGTTTCCCGGTAGTCTTTCAACAATTCGCTTAAATTATGATACATATTTCCGCGTACTTTCTTTTCAAAATTCCTATCACGTTTCTGCAAATTGTTTGCAGTTGAAGAAGCCGATGAATCATTTAAAGTTGCAGAAGTTAAATATTTTCCGTCTGCAATAGCACCATTATCCAACAACCCTTGGGGCGTATCGCTGTAAAGACTTTTTCCGTCTGCGGTGTCAGTGCGTGTACCGTCGCTTTCAACGTTTTCCAATTCCATATTTGTTTCGGTATAATTGTACGCGTTTAGAGGATCAAAATCAAGCTGTGCACTCTTATAAAGCTGGTTGTAATATGGCATTATTTCACTCATGGTACGGTTAAGATAAAGTTTGAAAAGGCCTGCCGTTTCCGCTCCTATTTCCCTCATCCAATAATGCGTTATAATTTTATTGTTAAGCGTTTCACGGTAACTTTCATCAAAAATAGGATAGTCCTTTAGCCCTATGTCATAACCATTTTGAATAAGTTGTCTTAACTCAACGGTGTAACTACTCATTTTCAATATCACCGCCCATTTCCGGCACAATTGGAATTTCCGAATTAAATTCTACTGTCATATTAGTGCCAAACATTTCATTTATTTTTTCGCATGCCTGTTTTCGTTCGTAAAGGTAAGATTCCCGTATCATTTCAAGCGAACCGAACGGGGCGGCGGCTTCATTTGCAACAAGTCTTTCCCGTTTATCTGTGAAAGCTGAAACAACCCCTAGACTTGTCAACGCTTCGTTATAAATTTCCGTTTTCACGGAGAGCAAATCGCGTGCAATAAATGGAATATCTAGGTTAATCGGCTTTATGCTGTCAAGATTCAGGGACTTATCACCGTAAATAAACGGTTGACCGCCGTCCAATTTCATAATCAAGTTTTTAAGTGACAATCTTTCTTTTTCGTTGCACGCAATAAAAGCCGAAAACTTTTGTAAATTAGCATTTGTTTCTGCATTTCGCTGAATTTCATATAGCTTGCGCGCATACTCATTTATAATGTAGGCATCACCTGTTCTTGCCATGTTATTAAAAATTAACACGCTATTTGTTTCATTCAACATTCTAAAAGGCGTGCCATTTGCGGCAATTGCGCTTCGTTCAGACGGTACTCCGTACCAGTTGAGCGGACCTGTATACGCAACCCCTAAACCAAAAAACTGTTCCAAACTATCTTCATAAAAAACCAGCGCTGAACCTTGTGTAATGAGCATCAATTCAAGATATCGAATATCAATCCCTTTTGGCACATTTTCCCATTTAAACCTGGCCAGTGCAATGTTGAGCAATCGAATTGTATATTCGTTGTAAGTCACATTGTTAAGTGCTAGAGAATCAAAAAACTGAAAGTCTCTGCCGCCTATTCCTTTTCTTGCCATTATCACACCACCTAAATAATAGAATTATCAAGAGCATAATTCTTGATATCGTTTGTATGCCAAAAAGTTACACCAGTTTCAAACGCCTGTTTAATCCGATTGTGTGCTACAACAGGAATACTGTCTATTAAATTAGCTTCTGTACACTTCACAAAATTCCATGAACGGCGCCCGTATAAGTTAGGCACTTTTGTTTGCAGGGTTTTGTAGCCGTACATCGTAAAATAGTCATCAATGCGTTTTGCATATTCGTAGCGCACGCATTTTGGGAACATGTAAAAATACCATTGCCCATTCGCAAAGAAAGAATTTGAAGAAGCTGTATTGCCCCTTGCGCTATCAGGGATTATCTTATGTTCTTCAATCGTAACAAGTGTATTAGCAATTTTAGTTGCCGCACCTACAACACTTTCAACTGCTCCGGAAAAATCCCCGGTAAAAACTCCTACGCCTGCACCAACCGAACCGCCAACAATTGTTGTTAAAGCATTTAAATTCATCCCCATTTGATTCTGCGCATACCAGTTTTTAAATGTGTCATTTATCCACGAACAAACCGGAAAGGCGGGCATTGTCAACGATTCATCAAGTGAGATGTTAAGCCCCTTGTAATTCAGTGGTGTACATACGATAGGAGCTGAACCGCCGAGAGAACTGAACAGTACAAAAGGACCATTCGGCTCTTGTGCTTCAAAGTCAAAAAATTCGTAACGGTATTCTTTGCCGCTTGCACCAGAGCCATACAATTCTAAGGCCCTGTACGGGTATGTGTACAATTTGTTATTTTTAGGTGTGTAACCATCAAGTGGCGCGAAAACGTTTAAAAGTTTGTTTCCGTAAATTCTTTCTGTGCCCATACCCGATACCCAACCATAAGACGGGGAAGCAGGGAAAATATTAAGGAGTTCAAGCGGATACATAAACATTGACACAATGGCGTCACCCTTGCCACTTTTTGCATACTCATCAACCATAGATATAGCCTTATCTACTCGTTCTTTTTTCGCGTAGTAATAAGACAACCCAGTAAATGTGTTATCGAGTAAACTCGAAGTTGCTACACCGTCCAAGCGCTCTGAAACGGCAATGATAATGCCGGGTGTAAAATCATATACAGTACCATAACCACTTGTAATGTTCTGGTTGTAAACGTATTCCCCCGTTTCCAGATTTTCGGGAACAAGATTATTTCCAAATGTATCGTCATTTGTATGCTCACGCTCAACAAAAGATATTTTTAAAGTATCATCTGCAAACCATGTTTGAAAAACATCCTGTTCAAAATACACGTCACTTTTATTTTCGTTCTGAAAACGGATATCTGTAATAAAGTTAAAATACCAACGGTTATTATTTCGGTAATACATGTAATTGCAATTTGCTATCGTTTCATAATTTGCAGGAAACGAAACAAATTTATCATCACGCTGATAAGTCGCACCGTCAAGTGTTGCTACGATTTTTGTGGAAAGAAAAGAAAGACGTTCTTCCATATTATTGAACAATCTAACATGCGCATAATCATTCCCCCATGGGATACCCGCGCACAGATAAATTGTAGTGTTGGGATTTATTGCCATTTTCTTCTCCTTTATATTTGCCGGGCGGTATTACCCGCCCGGCTATAAACGTTAAGCGTTTACGGCAATTGTGGCTGTACCGTTCTTTTCTGTATTATAAGTAGAAGTCGCGGTCACTGTTACAGGTCCGGCTTCTGTACTCCCGATGGTAAGCACACCGTCCCGTGTAATTGTGGTTGCACTGTCAGAATTTCCGGAGATAGCCCACGTAACACCCTGCGGATAAAGTCCAGTGCCCTCAACGGTAGCGGTCATCTGAACGGTGGCGCCCTTATTTACAGTAGGGGCACTGGGCGAAACGGTAACACCTGTAATTGTGGGTGCCGTGGTAACAAATGCAACCGCGTTTGCGAACGGGCACACTGCCATAATTCTCCAGTAGTGCGCCCAATACTGCCAATACAGGCCCTGCCCGTTCATATCGCGGGTAAATTTCTGCAAAGCATCCCACACTGCGTAGAAATCTTCATCAATCAGAATCGCGTGCGTATCCTGAATAGGAATTTCATCCACAACAATAACACGGTACTGAACTTTAGCGGGTTCCAGATTAAACAGGGTGCTATAACCAAGCACTGCCAAATATGCATCGGTGTCTGCATCAATAATAAGAACCTGTTTTTCTTTCGGCGTTGCGGTAAGAACACCCAAACTATTATAGTCTGCGCGCATGAAAGACATCTTATTAGAAACAGCTTTCATTTTCGCAAGCGCCATGTGAGCGGAGGTATTGTCTGTCACTTCGTCAATTACTTCAACCGCGAACTTGCCCGCCGTGCCATACTGCGCGAGCAGATTTTTCATGGTAGTAAATTCGTCCAGTTCTGCACCCGTGTACATCGCGTTAAACACAGAACTGATAAAATCGCTAAGACCTTGCCACGACATAAAGGCCTGTCGCAACATATCATCAGAAATAGTCTGCTTGTAAAATACCTGATAGTTTAGCTTCGCGAAAGCAGTATTAACGTCCGGAATTTCGCGCTTCATCCATTCTTCCTCTGCCTGTGCAGGGTCAAACTGGTGAGCTTTTGCAAGGTTGGTATAAACAAGTTCTACCGTATCGCCGTACTCGAGAATGCCTTTTTTCAGAACACGCATCGGATTTGTGAACAAACGATACGTAATCCACACGCGCCCGATAAGATTTACAAGCGTATCTACAAAAGCGTTCTGTGTAGGCTGATAATCCAGCACAGCCGTGCCGAACTCCCGAATATTATCCTGCGTCACCTGCGGGAGCCGATTTTCAAAGCTGGGGTTTTCCGCAACCATCTGCGCGCGAAGTGCGGTCAAAATCTGCGGCGCATTATTGGTTACATTTGTCAAAACTTTTGCACTTTTCATTTTTCAATTACCTCCTCATTAAAAATAGATTTAATCTTTTCCGTTTCGTCTTTGATGTCGTCGAAATCATCATCTTTCAAATCTTCAACATGCTTTCTAACAGCATCACGGCCAGTCAAAACGCGGGTAACATAATCACGCTTAAAATCCTTAAACGCATTGGAAATTCCGTCTATTTTATCGGACATTTCTTCCCAGTAACGTTCCATTCCCTCTTGTTCATCTTCACTGTCATGAAGTCTGCGCAAATCTTCGCGCATGTCTTCCGTGAACCCATCTTCACTGTTATACAACTTTTCAATAAACTCACGTGCTTCACTAAGTTTCATTTTTAGTTTTCTCCTTTCACTTTCAAGTTTGAAATAGCGTCTTTCAATTCAATGTACGCTTTCGTATTATCCGCAAGAGCATTTGTAAAATTTTCTTCACTTTCCGCATGCGCGTTCATCTGTTTGACATTCAGCCAAACAAGTACACCGCACATTACAATCGGGAAGCCGAGAGTGCTTACAATTTGAGTAACCGCATTATAGTCCATTTCATCACACCCTTTTGTTAGTAAATTCGTTTGCCAGAATTTGAAAATCTGCAACAGTTTTTTGCGAATATAAAATGTTACAGCATTTTCTTACCCCTAGAAATATCCCATACATAATTCCTACTTCTTTGGCACTTGCTTTTTGATAGTTGTAATAACTTTCAATATAAAGTGCCTTCAATTTTTCACACATTGGGAAGCTCACTCAAATCTTTATTAAAGATTTTAAGAACTGCTACGTCTGTAATATCCTGCCAGTAATTCCAGCTTCCGAACTCCTGCACCTTGTTAAGGTCGTCAGGTTTTACGCGGAACTTTCTCTTATTGCCAAAGTATACATAATTTTCGGGGTCATTGCTTGCAGGGCTGTTGATTGTATGCCCGTTTTCAGCGAAAACAACAATAAGCATATTTGCGGTAAAATCGGTCGGCATTGGTGGTTCACCTCCCCCGTATTCCACTTCATAACGCCCAACAATGTTAGGAAAACCATCTTCGGGCGTTACAAGATTATTTGTAATCCCGCGGCCAACGTGCCATTCTTCATGGCAGTGCGGGCCGGTTGTATTACCAGTCATTCCGAAATTTCCAATCGGTGTGCCAGCGGTTACACTATCACCAACATTCACAAGACGTTCTGCATGGTGCGCGGTCAAAACTGTTCTATCAAGAGAGGGATAATAAATCGCGATAAAATTTCCCCATGACCAGTTTCCGCCCGTGCCGTATTCGCTACGTAAGACTTCGCCGTCACCGATTGCCCGCACCATCGTATCTCCCATTACCCCGGAAGCGTCCCTCGTGTTCCAGTCTTTCCCCCGGTGCGAACCTCCAAAAACCTGCGTGACATTTACAAGTGGGTTCGCCGTAATCCAAGTTGTGTAAGCCATTGTTTTTTCTCCTTTTAAATAATTATTTTCAACATGCTTTTAATTTCATGTTGAATTTTTTCATTTTCATATGCTAGTGTACCAGTTTCCAACGCTTCTTTTATTCTTCTAAAAAACGGATGCCGTTCATACTGCTTTACATATTGAATTGATTTGTTAATGCTTTCTTTGTCCGGGGTAAAAACCATCGTGTTATATGGGTCATAATCATATGATATAATTGTCATACCCGTGTCGTAATCGAACCAAACACCGTATTTTTTGTCTCTCCAAACAAGAGTAAAATAAAAACGTGTATTTTTCCCTTTTTTCATTATTTGTGCTTCATCATCCAAATAGAATTTATTATCCACCGAATAATCTGCATAGCCGAGTGCGCGTGACATTTGCCCGAACCTTGTATTTTCTTTCGCTCTTCTAAATTCTGGGCTTGTTGGAACTACCTGTAAAAGTATGTTATCTCTTACAACTGCATTTTTATTTTTCGGCAGTGATAAATCCCATTGTATAAAATAAGGGTTAGCCATTGAAATTGCGTTTCCGAGCATAAATAAAATAACATCGTCCCGCATTCGTGCTATCGTGTCGTACAAATCGAATAAAAGAAAAGGCTCGTTGCGCAAATAAGATGAATGCGGTTTATCTATAATAAATTCTTCAAAAATCAAATTTGAAATATCGGGAAACGCACTTGATTTATAATCACTTGCCTTTGTCAACGCAAAAGTGTATCCGGCTAATTCTTCGTTAATGTACCATTGGCCCCCATCATACTCTATTTTCGTATCCGGAAAAACTTGATTTTTAATAATGTCATTAAAATACTTGTCCGCAGTTTTTAACAACTCGTCTTTATATCTCCGAATATACCCGAACTGTTTCCCCTTTTTCAGAAAATCCCTAACCGCTTTAATTTTCCATTGGTAGGATTTGCCAATCCCACGGCCACCAAGCACAATGTTAAAAAGTGCATTATAGGATAATGTATTATTAATGTCGTAGTACATTTTATTACCTCATTAGGATTCACAGGCAGAAATAATATAGCTTGCAAGGCCCTATGTTACAGACGGTCGGTTTCACCCGTTGCGCTCCGCTGTAAATACTATTTACATTTCCTGTAAATCCTATTATAACTATACCTATAATTTACAAATTATGCCATGGATTTTTGTTGCTCAAATATGGATAATTGAATCATAAATCTTCTAGCTTCCATCCGTTCATTTTATTTAAGTTGAATTCGCAAAGTGGGCATTTTACTTTAACTATTTTCTCTAGATTTATTTTTAACTCTTTGTTTTCACGTTCAAGCCGATTGATTTTAATAATTGCTTTTGCGAGTTTCAAACTAATTTCATCATATAAACCACACATCTCATTATATTTACGCTCCATGATATCATTTTCAGTATAGATCCTTTTACTATCTTTCATCAAATTTACATAGGCCCTTTTCAAATCGGAATACTTATCAATGAAATTGTTGCACATATAAAATTTACCCCCTTATATTAAACTCTTTATCAACTAAGACAATTCCACCATCAACATGCACTGGCATGAGTTTCCCAGTGTACGTTGCACACGGATGAAAGTTTTCCCATGTAACCTGTTCTTTACCTTTATCCGGTAAGCCTGCACAAGTAACGTGTAGATTACCATCTATTTCTTCAATATATGTTTTAGGCCTTAAAAATCGCGCTCTTGTAAAATGGCTTTCGTGTGCCCACGCGCCAAGTTTATAATCATCTATTTCGATGAATTTTTTAATATCTTCTACGGGCAAAGTTGTGTGAATACTATCCGTATCACTGTAAATATACATATCTTTACCATATTTTTCTATGCTGTATTCTTTTATTTTCTGACTGGTTTCAATTGTGTATCTACGTGCGTGCGCGGTTATAAAAGCACCTACCGGAAGATACAGGGCTTCTCTTGTCTCCGGTGGAGAAGTCCTGTATTTAACTATTCCTTTGTCAAGATACGGATGTTTTTTAGCACAAATAGGGTCAAGCGCGAATTTTCCATACAATGAATTTAGCATGATTTTTGACCAATTACGCATAGTTGGATTGTGTTCTTTACCTGCTTTTATTTTCTCCTGCATCCATTTATCAATGTACTTTTTAAACAAATCTTTTGATGCTCTAAATCTCCAGCCACGAATATATTCTAAATTGTAAACGTTGTAATGTTTTAAAAACAACTCTAAATCTACATTTGTCAGGCAAAGCGGAACAATATCTCCGTTACTCGATGTTACATATTCTGTTTGCACAAATCTACTATTCCCTTTTAATTGAATTGTCGGTAAATAGCCCTCTTTTAACTCAAATTCACATTTAAACAGTTGAATATATAGCGGGCGTTCTGAATCGTAAATGTATTCACCATCGTAAAATTTCGGCTCGCCCCAAGGCAAATCACAGTAATACATCCGCGATGGGTACAAACTGTTCACATCGAATACATTCCCCTCGCCTACATCTTTATCGGCGTATATCGGATTTAAATAAGTGAATCCGCCTTTATAAGCCTTGCGTATATCCTTGTCGTAATTCGGTTCAGGAAACAACGTTCTAAACCTCTTTTTCCCAATGATGCTTTTAAAATCTTCTAGGGCGCAACTTCCTTGTGTCAATTTTTCAAAACCCATTTTAAAAATACGGTCAAGCGCAAGTGACATTATCTGAACATCATGTTTCAAATATTCAGTTTCTTCTTTCGTTAAAATATGATTTGTTCCACGTGGAACATTATAATCGATTTCAAGTTTCTGAATATCCAAATGAAATGCTTTTGCTATTTCATCAACCGAATAGTTTAACAGTTTCATACTATCGCGCAACTCCAAACTATTTCCATTCCCAAACCGTATCTTTATTTTATAAAACTGCCCCATATCGGATATAAGTGCATTGAATTGCTTATTGTACAATTTTTTACTTTCGACATATTCATAACCATGCTTTAATAGATAGCTTATGCAAAATTCTCCGTCAAATTTGAGGTTATGAAAATATAAAATTAAATTCCCACTTTCTTCACATGTTTCAAAAAAGCTATCAATAGTATTACCTATTACTATGTTATCCACAACACCAATTTCGCAAACGGCCCAAGCCCATACCCTACAGTCATTTTTATCTGTTGTAGTCTCAAAATCTGCGGTAAACATTACAAATTTAAAACCGTCAAAGCATTTTCAATTTTGTTTATCATAGCATTTATAGCTTCTTCGCCGTAGGAATATTCAATCTCCAGATACGAACCATAGAACGGGTCTTGACTTGCGAAATAAAAAGCTGTGCCATTTATTTTACTTATCCTATCAACTAACTTATCACCGGCCGCACCAAAGTTGTTTTGAATTGCCTTTATATAATTTCTTTTATATTTTTCATCCATAAAGGTTAAATAGCCACTGCGTTCGCGATTTTGTGCAGTCTCCAATCTCTTTTTAACTTCTAACAATGTGCGCCCTGTTCCTTTTGTAATGGGTCTTAAACTTTCCTGTTCAATTGTGTAAAATGAGCCCCTACGCTGTGCTTCCAGGATTTCAAACCTTTTCGTAGTTTGCTTATTGGCTTTTTTAATGGCTCGTTCAACTTGTTCTCGAACAAACAGCGGAACTTCCAGACTACTACCCGCTTTGTATTTTACCATTTTTTGCTTTTCGGGCTTTGCCAATTCTTGTAAACGATTTAATTCACGCGCTATTTCTGCATCTGTTCTTCCCCGCATTACTTCCGTGCGCGTCAAGGTATCCAGAATTTTAAACGCTTCATTTTTAGATTGCAGTTGCAGTAATCTTTTATTGTATGCTCGAATTTCTTTATCTATATCCCTTGTTCTTAAATTCCCAACGGTGTATTTCAATTTTTAACACCTACTTTCTAAATAGTGCGCCCCGGTTACCCGGGGCGCTGTTTTTCTCTTACTCGAAATCCAAAACCATAATTTTTGGGCGAACGCTTTCTCCAATCTTTGAACAAGTAATGAAACCGGACTTAACATTAATTCTATTCATGCCCTCATCAAAATCAGTCAAATCAACATCTTTTCGGAAAAAGATTGAATAAAACATTCTGTCTCCGTCACTGTTTTTTACGGAGGTGGAAGCATAAAGCCTACCGTTACTCCCCGTTTTAACCCAGAACGTCAACTCACCTTTAACATCGAAAACTGTTTCCACGCGGTCTTTAGTTTCTACTTTCTTTTTATAAGCCATTTCAGTTACTCCAATCTAAATTATTCGGTTACAAGCGTACCGTGTTCTTTTACAATTTCTACACTGATTTCATAAGTGTTGTAAACTTTCTCTTTATTTGCAATGCCGATAAACTTTTCACCCTTGACTTTCATTGCCTTTTTGAAATCCGAATCATTCTTGTAAAACCCATCTATTGTTTCAACACAGAAGTTCCCGTCTTTCTCCTTGATAACGCTATAAATACGTCCCTCATAAATCTTTACTTTCATTTTTAAATATCTCCTTTTAATTTTGTGATTATATTATAAACGGCATTTATTAAATCGTCAACCCTCCTTTTAATCATTTCTGCCGTTTTTGACTTTAAACATACCCCTGTTCATAATATGTTTTATAGAGGCAGTTTTCACATTTATTTATGGTATCTTCTGTCTCTTTTAACTCTTTTGTTGTTGCAAATCAAAACTTCATCCGGGCACGGGCCTTCCACGCAATATTCCAGCAGCGGAAAGCTTAAATCGCTGTGTAAGGAACACATGCCATTTTCTGCATCACGATATTTACAAATCATGTCTGCTCCTCCTCTGCTGGCTAATGTGTCATTAATTTCATACAAAGCATCCCTTATTTGTGCAAGTGCATTTGTTAAACCTATATCTATCATTTTAAATCCCTCCAATTATTTGCGGATTTAATTATTGCGACTAGTCCGACTAAAGAGCATAATATTAAACCCGTTCCAACCGTTCTAAGCGCGTTTACAAAATCTAAGTACATTTTATCGCAACTTCCTTGAAATTAAAAACACAATAATAACAAACGTTA